ATCGCAAAGCGATTACGGGAGAAGGCGTTCCGGAGGGACCGTCGGGTCCCCGCGTTCGCGGAGAGAACTGCCTCGTTCCACCAGAATAGGTGGACGAGGGACAGCAAACCCCACGAAACGGGGAGACCCATCATGACCCCACCGGACGTGACGAGCGGAGCCAGGCCAGTTCCTTTCGGGTAAGTTACCCGCTGAGGGCCAATACAAAGGCCCATAGCGGTTAACTCAACCGGGGTGAACTTCCCTGACTGGGCCAGCCCCGAGACCAAAGCCTCTAGGAGGTCCCGAGGGAGCAGATCCGTGGCCCTCGTGAGGTCCGTCGAAACCAAGGTTTCGGCGGACCCCCCGAGAAGGCCCTGGATTATGCTCTCATCGGTGACCCCGACTAGAGGGGATCTCGACGCTGGGTCCCTGCGAAGGCCCGCGAGGAGGCGTTTCCTGGCAACATGGCCGGCGAGATGCAGGAACGCCGGAGACTTAGTCACGATCCGCGTCTTAAGGCCTCGCTCCCTGATAGCAAGTACCTCGGCCCCCGGGAAATCCCGGAGGGCGAGGGCGCCATCGTGGAAGTGGAGGAGTAGAGACGCGTCCAGTGTCAAAGTCAAGGTGTCCTGAAGAGGGAGGGCGCCCGACGGCACGGTGGAACGGACAAGTTCCTCGGCTTGGGGATGAACCCCAAGCTGGTCGCGAACGAAACCCCTGAGGCCCCCCGATGCAACCGTCGCCTCCAGACAACTGGAGAGCGTCGGCAGATCGGGAGAGGGCATCCGGGACGCCGCGACACAGAACCTGTCCGCCCAGCGCCGCGAGAACTCTCTCGCTTTGTGGAGAACGGAGTCATCCGTGATCCACTCTCTCGCCAAGTCAGCCCGGTGTTGGACAAACGACTCGAGCATCTGCTGGGCAGTGCCCTGCGGAAGAGCTCGACCCACGTACGAGAGCTGCGCCGTGGTCTCATTGCTGCCCGACGTCAGCCAAGAATTCTTGGCTAGCGCCGAGGTCGCTTTGAGATCTTTGAGCGCGGCCTCTGTACCTGTGTGGGAAGCAAGTTTGTCATACCGGGCCAACAGTCTCTGCGTGACCCCGTGCTCCCGCGGGGGGAGCGCGGCTTGAGCTGTTAAGATGACGTCCCTTCCGAACTGGATGCGGTCGAGGTCCCTGCGACCTGTCCGACGGGCTCGCCGTTCCGGCGCCCGAGGGCGGGTTTCGCAGGCCTCGACCACCCCTCCGGGGGGCGGATAGTCACCAAGCAGCTCGTGCAGCGCCCCCCCCACCAGGGGAGCTACGGGACCATCGAGAGAGGCGTCTACGAGTACGGGGGCCGGCTGAGATAACTCGCCGGCACCCCAACCACTCCACTTTCGAGTACCCCCGGGTGAAGGGCGACCTTCGCTCGGTGGGACTTGATTGTCGAGTGATCGGTGTACTCCTAGACATCTCTCGATGCCTGAGTCGGATGACCAATTCCGACTCGGAGCGCTCTTGAGGATCCGCAGTGGCAAAGCCACCGGGTGCCGGGCAGCGAAAGCCCCGGCGGGTGCCTCCTTTGGGAGGC